CCGTGAGTGTCGGCCTTGTTGGTATAGGTTTCCTCACCCAGCGTCCCGTGCTTGAGTTCGCCGCCCGGCCCGACTTTTTCATACTGGTCCTTGCCGATGAGGCGGTAACTTGTCACGGTCTTGAAATCCGAAACGTTGCGTACCGCGCAGATGTTTCGCCACGTGCGCTCGACGGAGTAGAAACCTTCGAGCAGAAACTTGTTCGAGACGTTTGAGAGGATTCCGCCGACGTCCACAAACGAGAGGCCTGCCTTGACCTCGCGGCCAAACGCGAAGCGCATAACCTCGCGGCTGTCGCGGAACGAGCGGCCGGTGTAGCCGTTCGCCCACGCCGCCTCCAGGAAGAGTTCCTGCAGACCCAATCCTCTGAAGCGGTGCGATGCCGCATCGAGGATTTCCTCTTTGTAGTGCTTCTCCGGCTGAGTGAGTCCTTCCGCGAGCGCGCACGCGGCTTCCAGCATCGCGCCAGTTGCGGGTCCCTCAGTCCTGCGGAGAATGTCCGGTGTCGGAGGACGATCCGCGCGCATGACTTCCAGTTCACACTGCGTGGCGTTCCAGTTCTCTCGGATGGCCTTTGCCTCGATATCCTTGTGCTTGTCGCCGCAGAGTTTCTGAATCGCCGCGATGCGTTCAGTCTCAGCCGCAGCCTCTTCACGCATCTTTGCCGCAATGTCAGTCGTCTGCGTGCCTTCAACCTTCTCCTTATCCTCCGCGTCTTTGTCCACAGTGTCCTCCTTGGCCTTTGCGGCCACGCGGGCGCTTGTCTCTCCGTCCGCGCCCAAGTCCACAAAACTGATTTCGCCGAGCGTTGCCTTGCGCACAACGTTCAGCGGTCCCGACCATTCGCGGCCGTTGACGACCGCCTTCTGGCCCTCACGAATGAACTCCGCTTCCTCGACGCCCGCGCCGATGGATGCCTGCCACGGAAAACCGTTCCGCGAGGATGCAACGACTTCCTTGGCCGCGTTGGTGTCGCGCGAAACGATGCCACCTGCTATGAGCCGCCCGCCCTGCACGAGCAGGGAGTCCGTGTGACCGACGCCTTGCGCGGCGTCATGGCCCAGACGAATAGGGCGGTTCTGCGACGGGATGTTCAGGCCCGACAACTCAACGATGACGGGATACCGCCAGCCGCTGAGTTTCATTGGGCCGCCCGTATATGCCGTCATTGAAAAGCGAGGGAGTCCTGCAGGCTTCCCGTCAGCCCCGGCGTTGGCTTCGACCCACTCGGGCGCGCACGCAAAAACCACCGTGTTGCTCAACGACTGATCGCTTCCTTCAATTTTGTCTTTCATGGCTATTCCTCTGGAGTTTGTCCGTCTTCGGTATTTTGATTATCCGCAACCGGCACGGGTGCCGGTGTTGCTTGCGCCATGCTTAGTCCCAGTTGATTCATGAGTGCGACTTCCTTTGCGCGCTGTCTCAGTTCCGATTCCCAGTCGAGTCCCTGCTTCGCATACTCGTGCGCGAGAGTAGTTGTGTTGTTCTTAAGCCGCGTGTCCTGCGCGTTCGCTTCTTTCGCCGGGTCAACATGCTCATGTCCGTCCCAGAACCACTGATGCGCGAACCGCGCGCCTTTGATCCTTGCTGGCTGTGGTAGCAATCCCTCAATCAGGACCGCCTCGGACAGCCACGCGTTCAGAATGCGGTCCAGCACGACTGTCTCGATGTGCGACTGCTCAACGCGGATGGCCTTGTAGTAAGTCTGGTGGTCGAGCCGTCCCGACGAGTAGTTGTAGCCGCTCGAATTTCCGGCCGCGATGTTGAACGGCATATTCAGGCAACGCGCGATCTCGTTCAGAACTTCCTTCTTGAACTCCGCGTAGGTCGTCGTCGGCTGTTCAGCCTGAGTCTGTGCCAACTTCCAACCGCCCGGCATGACCGTTGCCATGCGCTTTTCCAATTCGACCGTGTCCATCGCTTCGAGCGAATCAGCCTCGCCGTTAGCGGGCGCGTCGGTGTAAATCACGAGCGCATGGTCTGCGGCTGTTTCCGCAGCCGCAATCACCGCGAGTGTATAGCGGCGCAGTTGCGCGAAGAGCGGCAGCGCTGACATGATTTCCGGTATGCCGCGTGCCTGTCCCGGCCGGTCTGCGCGGAAATAGTGAATCACGGCTTCCGCCTTGACCGTGTCGTATTCCAGCGTCTGCACTCTGACCGCGTCACCGGGATGGTTCCTCAACACGTGGTACTCGACCGGGTTCCACGACGTGTCGAACACAATCCCGTCCACGGCGTAACTTGCCATTGGTGTGAAGAACGGTGTTGCGACTTGGTCCGCTTCCACCAGCCGCAAGTCCAGTTGCACCGGCATCGATAGAGCAGGATTATTGACGATGATTCCAAATCCTTCGCCGTCCTCCGCTTTTCCCATGCGCATCGTGCGGAGTTTCTCGGCGAGCCGAACAGAGCGTGCCCATTCCGCAAACGCTGTTTCGATGACGCGATTGACTTCCGCGTTATCTGTCAACATCTGAAGCCGTGGGCCCGTGCCGATGCAGTCGTTCGCCAGTGTCAACACAATGCCCTTGGCATACGAGTTGTTCGCCACCTCGTAGCGCGAGTTATTCCGTAGTCGCCGCCGCACCTCGGGGGAGTTCGCCGCATTCGCAGATAGCCCATCTGCGTTCGCCCAGTGCCGACGGTTGTCGTCGTTGATGGTAGCCGCGTCATAGCGGCCGCGAACCACCTGCACGCGCCTCGGCAGGCTCACGGTCTCAGTCTTCCTGTGCCCAAAGATTCTGTTCAGAAATCCCATCAGTCCGCCCCCGGCGGAATCATCTTCGCGCGCCGCAACCCGAACGGCTTCTTCTTCACGGCCGACGTGGAAGCAGAAAAGCGCGCGACCTCAATCTGCTCAGTCAGACTGTGCTGCTCAATCTCGCCCGAATCGCCTTTGGCCCGCTTCGGCCCGCTCGCATTGTCTTCGATGGCTTTCTCGATGTCATTCGCCATAAATGCCCCTCCATAGATCAAAAGGCCGTCTCCAGCCAAAAAACGGGACAGAAAATCTTTGTGGGCAGTGCGCGCCGCTATGATCTTATTTGCCGCAGAAGGGCACTTTTGCTGAGAATTCTGGCGTGAAAATCATAAAATGAGGAAAATGTTACACCGGTAGAACATGGACCAGTAATATGTGACGAGTAGGTGCGGAGGTGAGGTCTAGCCCCTAGGGAATAGCAGAAATCACTGCAGCAAGGCGGCAAAAATGATTTATTGCGCAGTTTTGACTTACGAAACATCTATTTGTTCCTAGACCATTGTCTCAGAAAAATACTGAGCAGAATTCCAAAAGCCAAAAGTCCGAAAAAACACATCATCATATACTCCGCTTTCATCCCGCGCCAGATCATGCCAAGAAAGAATATTCCTCCTAGTACCTGCAAGATGCATAAGGTCTTGTACGGGCCGGGAAGAGTATTTATTATGTCGACGATTTTGTTAAGTGTTGAGGCGATCTTAGCTCCCCAGTGTGGATCGTTAAAGTTGGTTGGAGTCATATGCACGCTCCTGCTAATGATATTCTACGTTACACCTACTCGTTGCGACTTTCGGCGGTCCAAGGGTTAGTGATGTCGGTGTCACGTGTTTTCCTTGCCGCATCGCGTACGGTAGGTATGCAAATACGCGCTTATATGTTAATATTCGTAAACGCCGCTCAGGTTACATAAATTTTTATCAAGGGTGCAAATTGTGTTCTCCTTAGGGTAAGTTGAAAATATTAGAAATATTCTTGTAACCCCTGAGCCTAGTGTTCCTATATGCCTATGAGCACTTATCCCGGACATACGGCAGTTAACGGGGTTCTCTTTGGAGCTTGTCGATGGAGAACATAAATCCTGAGATCTTGAACGATGCAAAATTATTTGAAATGATCAAAAAGGGTGGCGCATCTGCCTCGGATGCAATGGCAATCATATTTGAACGACACCATGATGATGTTTATGGCTTTCTGTGTTGGCTTTCACGGTCGACCGACGTGGCCGACATAATTAGCTCCGACACT